ATCTGCCACAACGTTCGGAAAGACCTTCTCTACCTGCTGAGCAATGACTCCGGAATTTTCATTACGGATGAAGTAGCCATCGACTCCACCGTGGTCGTTTTTATATTGCTCGTTCCAGTCATAGATCACACCATCGATCTGAGAGACCTTTTCCAAAGCATTATCAATCTTCTTGATATTTGTCTTGAGGCGTTCGTCTGAGGCGTAGTAAGCTGTGATATTATCACGAGCACGAATTTCGCCACTTGCCAATCCTGACATTACATCTGGACTTCCGCCAGAACCAATTCCTAGGCGATCAAATTGTACTGTGGCGCCAGTATGAATGTTCTGCGGCAGCGATACAGTAACAGATCCCGTTGAAGCAGATACTGTGACCTGGTTGGTTGTGCCGGAGATTGATGTAACACCGGCATTTGTAACAGAAATTTCATTCCCGCCAGATTGGGCAATTGTTATTCCTGTTCCGGAAGATACTTTTACAGTATAAACATTCGATCCTTCGGTTCCGTTATTATCAAACGTAGAAGTTAGATTTAAATTAGCTCCACCTGTGACTGACTGACTGCTAATAGAGGCTGCCTTAACTACAAGCGGTCTATTCGATACATCGCTCCATGGAACTGTGGAGGATGCCGTGAATGCACTTGTACCATTTCCCTTAACGTATCCTGTCAGAGTTGTTGCTCCAGTACCACCATTTGCTACAGCAACAGTGCCGGAAAGATAAGCTACGTTCGACGCTGCGGTAACAATTCCTTTATTGCTGACAGTGACATTATTGTACGTTCCAGCGGTCAATCCAGCCTGCGTCATCAGCGACACATCGATCGCATTAGGATTCGTGACTGTACCTGTTAGTGGGTTAGAGAACTGCCAATTTACTCCACCGACCAAACTTCCCACCGAGGTGAATCCAGTTCCTCCTCCAGTAATTAATCCAACATTAATTGCCGAAACTCCTGTAGCAGAGGTCAGATATGTGGTGCTATCGACTGATCCATCTGCCTTCAGGAACTGGCCTGAGGTGCCTCCAGACTTAACGAATGAACCTGCGGTAAACGTACTGGACGACGTAATAGCGCCGCATGTGATCGGGCCTCCAAAATTTGTTGTATATCCATCTCCATTGATGACTAATCTTCCGTCAAGATCTTGACGGATCATCTGATTGCCAAGGGTTCCTTCCATGAAGAAAGCATACATGCTTCCAGCGGTGTATGCTTTGATTGTCAGACCGAGAGAAGGGTTTTGAGTGATGTACGATCTCGCCTGTGCCGATCCGATTCCGATTCCACCGCCGTTAGAAGTGCCGACTGAAATTCCAAGTGTAGTTGTACTTCCGCGGTTTACGACTGAACCGAGCGTATCAGTTTCAGTGTAGGATGTCAGATAAGCGACATTCGAACCACCGGTGACAATACCACGATCGTTGACTGTGACGTTGTTGTAGGTGTTAGCAGTGACACCGCTCGCTGGAAGAGAGAACGTCGTGCCGTTAAGAGCTAGACCAGTTCCATTGGTATATGTGGTATTGACTGAAGAGATCGTGACTCGCTGATTGCCTTCGTCCCAGGCTACAGTTGTGGCACCAGATCCGACGACGTTGATACTGTCTGTACCGGATCCACTTCCGCCTGCAATCAACTCAATGTTGACGCTATTCGCAGTTCCGGATCCATCTAACGTATAAGTCGTATCTGTTACTGTCTCAGTTCCTGTTGTGTAACCCGTAACGTGGCCGTAGGTGTCGAATGTCAGACCAGTAACATATCTGCGGCTTGATGCAGCTAGATCGGCTGCAGAACTTGTGTCGGAGTGACTAATGGTAACCGCTGCTGAACCGTTATAGGTACTTACCGTACCACTCAATCCAGCACCGATCGTCAGCGCATTTGCCACATATCCAGCTTGACCCGTAGTGTTTCCATTTGGACCAATCGCGCCAATTTCACCCAATGTCCATGTTACATTTGCACTGCCATCCACCGGCTTACCGGTATTGCCAATCGTGAGAGTACGAGCGGTTTGCCAGGTTGAAGCTGTCGTTGCATTTCCAATAAGAGCTCCACGGAAATTGGCGGCTTGAATATCTCCCTGAGTTCCACTGAATACCTCAGAAGTATTCGTAGCATCTGGAATGAAGGTAAAGTATCCGGTAGAATCGTCGTACCCGAAGAATCCGGTCTTAGCCGCGGCTCCAGTGTGCCATCTGAACTCAACGCCACGATCCTTGTTATCATCAGTAGCGACAGCAGCTCCTGCATCAGCTCCACCGAGAGTGATGATCGGATCCTTAACAGTTGCAGTGGTTGAATTGACTGTTGTGGTCGTGCCATTGATCGTCAGATTGCCACTGACGCTGACATTTCCCGAAAATACAACGTCTCCGGTCCCGATGGTTTGCTGAGCTGTATTAGAGAGTCTGACATAACGAGAGTCTAGATCGGTTGTAGCAACTGCTGAAGTCAGAACGTGACCATAAGTATCGTAAGTGAACGCGATATCTTGTAGAACGACGCCGTTAGAATTGTCAGAGGACAGATTTCCTACAGAAGAGGTATCGGCATGAACGATAGTGATCGTGTCGGTTGTCGCATTCGTAGTGATGACCAAAGATCCATCCGTGGCTAATGTAACGGTGTCGTCGTTACTATCGGCCACTACAGTGTTTTGACCGGCAACAGCAATGTTCTTGAAAATGTTTTGAGAAGAACCGCGATCGGTGTTCGTCAGAGAAACCGTACCACCCAGAGAAGCAGAACCTCCGGCAGACAGGCCAGAAGAACCTGTTACCGAGAAGGTACTAGCCGTCAGCTTTCCAATGTCGATTCCGGATGCAAGCTTCGCATTCGTAACATTGCCATCGGCGATCTTGACAGTCGTGACGTTAAGATCTGCAATCTTTATAGTGGTAACAGCTCCAGTACCGATCTTCGCTTCGATCACGGCACCATCACCGATCTTGGTTGAGGTAACCGCACCAGTACCGATCTTTGCTTCGACAACTGCGCCAGCCGCGATGCTCGTGGCGAACGATCCTGTTCCCGTTCCGGTAACGTCACCGGTCAGAGTGATCGTTTGGTCGCCAGTGTTTGTTCCAGAAACTGTCGCAGCCGCAGATACAGTTAGATTGCCGGAAAGGGAAATCGTGCGATCAGCATCGTTGACATTGATGTTCAGCGCACGAGCCGCAGTCAGATCGGAGGAATTATTGATTCCTAGGTAGTGAGATGGATTTGCCGTATCCCACAGGAAGACGTCATTGAAATATCCGTTCTGAGTAGAATTCGTGGCATTCGACAGGTAAGCCAGAGCAGGAATATCGCTGGCCGATAGTGTAGTTCCAGCAGTGACCAATCCCTTGGTATTGACTGTGACCTTCGTATATGGTCCGGCTATAAGACCAGACATATTTGGCAGAGTCGCTGCTACGCTGATGCTAGCATTGTCGCCGACGGTGACTGCGCCTGAATTCGCTGTTCCGGTAACATCGCCTGTCAATGTGACGGTATATGTCGGTGCCGGCTTTCCAGTGATCGTCGACCAAGCTGGAGTATATGTCGTGCTCGTGAATGCAGCTTGACCAGTTACCGAGAGATTGCCTTCAATGACCACGCTTCCATCGCTCTTGATGGAGAATCTTTCAGCAACTGCTGGAGAAACGTAAGCTGGATTACTGATCGAGAATACTACAACAGGACTTCCGGTTGCTTGATTTCTAGAGACCGTCAGTCCTGAGAACGTCGGCGTTGCTCCGGTATGAATGTTCTGAGGAAGCGTCAGCGTGAGTGCGCCGGTCTGAGCCGCAGTCACACCGTTGACAAGGACCTGGTTGGCAGTACCGGTGACCGCCGTGATCTTAGCGTCGGTATAAGCTGTGCTGATTGATGTCGCGTTCCAGGTTCCAGTTGTGACAGTTCCAAGCGTCACCAGGCTTGTGCTTCCAGCCAGAGGAGAATAGGCTCCAGCTGCGGTATACGCGGCGCTTCCAAGTGTTCCACCGGCACCGATGTTCAGTGTCGAACCATCGGTGCCCGATAGCGTCAGCGTATTCTGGACCGAAAGGGTCTTGGCTGCAGCGACCGTCAGAGTTCCGGTCGTGGAGGTGATCGTCAGTCCGTTGTATGTCTTGCCGGTCAAAGCTCCAGCAATACGAGCGTCAGCCAATGTTCCGGAAGAGATGTTGGTGGCATTGGTTGTGTCGGTTGTAGCTGATGCGGCAAGTCCAGCGATCTTAGAATTTGCGATCGCTGCTCCAGTTGCAATGTCAGCATTGACAATCGATGCAGCCAAGTTCAACTTGCTGTAGGCGATGGCTGCTGCGGCATTGATGTCAGCATTGACGATCGTGCCATCGGCGATCATCGTGCTGGTCACCGTACCATTATCTCCGGTCGTGACTACCGTGCCTGTCGTAGCTGGTAACGTGATCGTATTGGTTCCAGCGGCAGCCGCTGGTTGAAGAAGGATCGTTCCGCTCGTTGCACCCGGAAGTGTGACCGATGAGATGCCGGTCAGCGCAAGATTTCCAGTGGATCTAACCAGAGGCACCGAAGTAGTACCGATGAAAGTGGTATTATCCGTGTGAGCTAAAGTACCGTCTCTGTCCTGGAATGTCTGAATACGAGTTTGACCGGCCGTGATGCCGGAGGCCTCGAAGCGAGCTCTCTTTGTCGCAGAGACGTCATCGATGATAAAGGTCGTAGAATCCTGCAGGCTCTTGTTTGTCAGGGTCTGCGGAGTAGTAATTGCAACAAAATCGTCATCAGTGAGTGCAGTATTGAACTGGGCCAATGTTCCGCTGATGCTGTTACTACCTAGGGCAATGGTCTTGTTAGTAAGAGTCTGATTTGCTGCAAGCGCTGCAAAGTCATCATCCGTCAACGCAGTATTGAATTGGGACAACGTACCTGTGATCGTGTTAGATCCAAGTGTGATGGTCTTATTGGTCAGCGTTTGTGTGGCTGCCAAGGCGGCAAAATCGTCATCCGTCAGTGCAGTGTTGAATTGAGCCAGAGTTCCGGTAATCGTATTCGATCCGAGAGTGATCGTCTTGTTCGTCAGCGTCTGGATCGCAGAGAGTGCCGCAAAGTCATCGTCAGTCAATGAGGTATTGAACTGAGCCAATGTGCCGGTTATGGTATTTGATCCGAGAGTGATCGTCTTGTTCGTCAGAGTCTCAGAACCAGCAAGTGTGGCAATCGTGCCGTCAAAGTTAGGAACCGTGAGAGTGCGCGTGGTGTTGGTAGTAATACCGGACACTTGGAACTGAAGCTTCTTAGTGGAATCAGTTTCGTCAATGATGAAGGTCGTGGAATCAACCAGGCTCTTGTTGTTCAGAGTCTGTGTGGCAGAGAGAGCAGCGAAATCGTCATCCGTCAGGGCAGTATTGAATTGGGACAACGTACCTGTGATCGTGTTAGTACCTAACGTGATCGTCTTGTTCGTCAGGGTCTGGGAAGCTGCCAGTGCTGCAAAATCGTCATCCGTCAGGGCAGTATTGAACTGCGACAGTGTTCCGGTGATCGTATTAGTACCTAACGTGATCGTCTTGTTCGTCAGGGTCTCTGATCCAGCTAGAGTCGCCAGGGTTCCGGTTGTTGGAACTGTGACAGATGATCCACCAGACTGAGCCGTCAGCGTCAGATTTCCGGTGTTGAGTGTGATCGTGCGCGAGCCATTATTGATTCCAGTGCCACCATAAGTCGGACTGACGATCGTTCCCTGCCAAGTTCCGGTAGAAATTGTTCCAACAGTCTGAAGCGAAGAATTGACCACTCCATTTCCTAGTGTAGTAGCACTGAGGACCGATGCGCCATTGATCGTGAAGACCTTGGTGCTGGTCAGATTGAGATTTTCGCTGAAGGTCTTGGCACCATTGAAGGTGATAGCAGAGTCCTTGATCTCGTTGAGAGCTCCAACCAGGTTAGTCTTCTCTGCGGTAGCCAGACTTGCGACAGTGCCAACGTCTCTCTGAAGTTCGTTGATGCTCGAGATAGCGGTCTTGGAGGCAGTCTCTAGTTCTCTAGAGTTTGTTCCATTCGAGATGCTTTCTCCTAGATCGACAATCGTATCATACGATGCCGCGGTGACTGCTTTGCTTCCTCCTGTCAGAGCCTCGCCGGCCGGCGTGAAAATTCCAGAACGATTGTAGATGACCGCCGAGTTTTCTACTGCATTGTACGAGAAGACCTTTGCGGTAACTCCTGATGTTGCTCCCGTGATCGTGCTTCCAGGGGTTAGATCGCCCGCTCCGGAAAGATAAATTTTGCTTTTAGCAACATCGGCTCCTACGAAGGTATTAGCATTTGTCGGCAAAACTGTCAGGATATTACTGACGATCGAATCAACCGTGGCTGTTGCTCCACTGACTGCTCCAGTCACTGTATTACCGACCGAGAACGAATTCGCGGTAGCACCCTTAAAGACGAGCGTCGTCAGAGTGATGCGCGAATCGAGGGTCGCGAGCTCCCCTAATACCTTTGAGGTATCGTTGGTCTTTACCCTCCAGGTGTCAAAGGTATCAGTACGGTAAACTTGGTTTGACATGATTATTTGTCTTTTTGCAGTAACTTATGAACAAGATTCTTTAGCTCATCTACCTCGGATTTCAGAGATTGGATCTCATCCTCCTTGTGACGGCGGGACTGACGAAGAGCCATCCTCTGGGCATAGTTAGCACGGTTTCGATTCACGATCGCCTTGGAATGGAGATCGCGCTCTAAAAATGGGTTGTCTTGGACGACCGCCCGTGCCTGATTTGCCTGTTCGGACATACTCAGGCTCTATTTATTAGCTCACCGCAATCGCTCTGAAGTCTTTGCAAGAAGGAACCCGAGAGGAATTGGTGGATGTAAACGCGACCTTAATGGCAAACGCCGTAAACTGTACATCCCCATCCTGAAGAAGCTGGGTAGGAGGATTTGGATCTGATAGCCCGAAAGCCGACTTGAATTCATTAATTCCGACCGTATATTCTACTTCTGTGTAATTATCCGGATTGTCAGAGTATGGAACCCCATTTGCCGAATCTGGAAGAACTGGATGCCATGGCAACTCGTCAAACTTCTGGTCGGTATCGTCCGTTCTCTGGATCTTGTAGTACACGCTGATATTTGATCCAGAAGGACGATTGGTCAGCAGGTATACCTTGATCTGAGAAGCAGGATCAGCTAGCTCTACTTTTCGCGTGATATACTTTGAAAGTGCAGAAGATCCGATTGGAGTCTCTTCATTTGCGTAATTCACCACATAGTTCGATCCGGTCGTATTTGGATAGAAGAAAATGGGGCTCGATGCTGGAATGATCCCGGTTGTAGTAATACCGCTAGACAGTGTGATCGTGTTGGTACCGGGATCTACTGTATTTACGACAGCATTGTTCGGAATGTACGGTCCACGTATACGATACCCAGATGCGACTCCGGTGGTTCCTCCAGCTGCCATAACGATGCTCGTGGATCCACTGGCCGTCGTAGCATTCGTTGTGAACTTCTTAACAACCGCACCAGGATTATCGATACGGTTTGCAACCACAATTGCTGAACTTCTTTCTAGATCAATGACCGGAGACAGATTGTTCAGAGAAGACGACATTGAACCCTTGATAGTCAGGGTCTTTGGAACACCGTCTGGTCTTCCTACCTGAGGAACCACCGTATATGCTGATGCCATCGGAATATTTTTGTTAGTCTCGATGGTGCGATAGTTCGCATCGACTACGTAAGGAACTTCTGAGCTTCCTAAAGATTGACCTGTAGTACCTTTCATTGACCACTTGATATTGGTCTTAGGGTGCACAATATTGTCGATGGTAGGACGGATCAGATTGTATGGCTTGTAGTCAGTTGCCGTAATTTTGTTTCCTCCACCGATGCCGTCAGTTGTGGCCAGAGCCGTGACACGTACAGTATAGGAATCGGCTTCCACGTCAATCACATCTAATGTAGCGTTGAGCTGAGAGATTGGAATTCCGTTCAGCTGTGTTGCTGGAGTTCCCGACATATTTCCCTGGACCAGCTTCAGAATTACCTTCGACTTTGCCGTAGAACCCTCCATCGGAAACATTCCGTGATTGGTATGGTGGATCCGTACGATATTGCTGTTCTTGTAAGTTTCGATCGGATCTGCATTCAGGCGCTTCTGCATCGAATAGTCTTCGGTCAAGATCACTTCGGCCGTGGCGCTATTATCAAAAACTGCACGATGTAAAGTAAACTTGATATCACGGTTCTGATCCGGTGTCCAGGTAGAAGAAGTAGATGACTTGAACATTACGCCGGTGAACGGACTGTCAATGATCTTTCTTCCCTGACCAGTCAGGCCGATTCCGGAGATATCATACGCAAATTTCTCTGAGGCCCACAGTTTGAACTTGTCTGAATTGGAATAGACGACAAAGCAGTATTCGGTATTTTCTTGCAAGAAGACCGGAGCATCGAAGGTAAAACGAGTAGGAGCCGTGGCATCAGAAGAAATACTAATGAACATGTTGCTCATTGTGGTGCTCTGAGCATACAATGATACTCTGGAAAACGGAAGTACCTTGCAAGAAGGAAATCCGTTTTCAACTGTTCTCAGTTCTACCGTTACTGGAATTCCGTAGTCTACTCCCGAAAAGAAGAGATCTAATGCCGTGGCATAGATTCCTCCTGGAGTCTCAACTGTGAATGTCTGGGCGAGTGGATTTAGAGAGGCCATTGTATATTATTCTTATGACATATTTTGCACGTCATTATTATACTCTTCGTCAAAAGCTTCGTATGAAACCTGAGCACCCTCGTCAATGTAAATTGTCGAGGCGTTGTATTCCGGATAATACTCCATGTATGGCTCGTAAACGTCATTGACGTTTGCTTCATCCTCGCCAACGTAGAAGACAACATCTCCTCCTGGTGAATCTGGTAGTCCCGGATAAATGTCAGGTTCGATCTCGGTGACGGAAATCGTCTGGTTCAGAGAAGTGGTATCCCACTCGTTAGGATGGACGCACGTGATGATGGTTTCATTTTGTGGAGTATAATCTGTACCGGAAGCAATATCGAAGGCTTCGCCGACCATGTCTGATGCGGTGGCTGGCTCTTCATAAACGTGTCCGGTATCATCAGGCGTGTTATTGTTCGAGCTATACTTCTGACCCGAAGTATTTGGTGTTGGAGGAGGACCGTAAACCAATCCGCCAGGTGCTCCACCGTATGCTTCTGATGGGTACCAACCATATCCAACCGTCTCAGTACCAGGACCAGAAACCTGTTCATGTACCTCTGGAGTAATTCGTGGTTGAGGAGGGCACGACCAGATTAGGCCGCCAGCCTGGCCGAAGGCTTCTCCAGGATACCAACCCTTGAGCGATCCGTCTGGGCAGCAATTTGGATTTGCAGCAATGACTGCCGGTGCAACTTCGGTATTCTCTGGGAATACACAGCCGATGACCGGAAGAGGAGGCCACACGTCTGTTTCAGGAGGGCACACGACTACCTGATCCACAACGTCTTCCGGTGTATCTGGAGAAGGATCAAAATAAACTGTCGTTTCTTCCTCATCCAAGACAACTTCGTTCGTTTCTTGATCATATACCACTACAACATCAACCGGAGGATTTGGAGGAAGCGGTGGCTTTGGAATTTCAGGTATCTGAGTGCCTTCGTTCTTGTTAGGAGCGATAAACTGAGCATCTGAGATGACCCCCTCCATCTTCATTGGACAAACATCAGGTGAACGCATGGAAACAATACTTGCAGACTGCTGACCGAGGAATGTTCCGCGAGCGTCATATTGCCCCTCAGCAACAGAGGTAGCAAGCTTGTTGTTATTGTTTCCGATATCAATCAGACGGAAGATCTTCTTTCCAGATTTGAAACGAATGAATTCAGTATTTGGCAGAATGAAGCTTCCATACAATTCTCCACGCGCATTCGAATAGAGCGAGGTAGACGAATCTGGATGACTGGTGTAATTGATGTAATCAGTGACAAACGTCGAACTGTTATAGTTGATGAAGGTCGGATCCATGCTGGTATTTGTACCAGAATAATTCAGCGCCCACGCCGGGATCTCTGTTTCCTGGCGAACGAATGGTCCGACATTTCGTCCGTCAAAGAACGCATAGAACTTAGTATTTGGCTTAAGTCCTACCGCCTTGAAATAGATCTTACGGGAGCGAATATATGGAACCAGATTTGTTTCAACCGCGCGATTTGCGATGTACGTGGACTGAATTTCTGGATTCAGGGCAGAAAGTTCTCCTCCGCTAAGGTTCGTACGAGACTTCAAAAACTCATCCCAGCTCGTAATAGAGTCAGTGGTACTTCCGCCGCCAACTGAAATTCGAGACGAATCGGAACCGCTATTTGTGTCTAGACCATTCCAATTTGTAGCCCATTCATTCCAGAGAGTTCCGATTGCAATTTCAGGATCCTGAGCGTTCTTGATTGAATCGTAAGTTCCGGCTCCGTTGTCCATGATGACCTGAGGAGCCACCGTTGTCTCCTTCCATTCGTCGGTCGATGGGAACATTTTGATTGTTCCGACCCACGAATTCACCGCAAATGGATTTACCGACTGAATGTAAGAGGCATATGGCTGATTAATGATCGGAGCCGAATAATAATTTAGCGTGACCAACGGTCCTGTCTGACGATATCCGCTAGAATTGGTAGAATCAAGTCTCAGATTGACCGAATCTTCCCAGAACATCGGACGTAGAACACCGGCGTTCTTATCGATAGCCGCAGTATAGTCTGGGTGAGTGACAGCGCCAATTCCATGACCGGTGAAGTTGTCAACCACAAATCCGTTCTTGTAACGGTCATATCCGTCATTATCCAGGATCTGCTGGTTAGCCGTTTCTTTCTCCAGAAGAGAAAGCGCCGTGTAGTATTCCAGCTTCTGAACTCGCTTCTCAATACGGCCGATGTCACGCATCGTATAGCGACGATGATCGATCATCTTGCTAAGAACCGAGGAAGGAGTGAATGTATATGCCGGAATCGACAGAGTATACAGTGTCATCGTACCGGTCACGTCATCTGGAGCTTTTGGCGTCAGAGATGCAATTCCCTCTGTGACCTTCACATTTCCGAACTGGTCCATGTAGACCTTGTCAATGCGAGGAAGGTAGTATGAGAGATCGCAGGTGATCGATGGACTTGGAGCAGCCATCACTGTCTCGTTCCAGGCATTGATCGATGGACGGAAGTCGATGCAATCGCGTAGCTCTACGACGCCATTTGATGACTGGAATGCAGGAATCTTTTCGTAGTCATTTCCATACGAGGCCACAGAGAAGTAATCTCCTGGAGATCCATGAGCAAAGTACTTGAAATAAACACGGATCTTTCCGGTAGGAGGATTGACTCCAGCCTTTAGTGTGACAGTTCCGTAATCGTAATAGTTGTCGCGCTGGCCATTGTCGATAGTATAACGATCCAGGATATCTGGCAATGCTAACCAGGCAGCGTCATTTGCCACCGGAGTCGTAGTATCTGGAGACATGCGAATCGCCGATACACTATGGATGTCCACCTGTGCCAGTGAATCATATCCTCCGGCCACAATGTTTGGTGTGTCGATCGTGATGAAAGCATCTGTCAGCGTCTTGGTCTTTGCGGCAGTTGCTCTCTGGCAAGTGGCTACAACCTTAACGTTTCCTCCGTTTGTGAGGACATTTGCTGCAAAGGTCAGTGTAACGCTGTTATAAGTGTTACCTCCTGTCGGAGCATTGATCTGAACACTAGCCGGGCAAATCACGTATGCGCCACTTGCACCTGGACCAAATGCCGTACCGTCAGTCTTGACTACTACATAATCGGAAGCAGACTCGGAGACGAAATACTGATTGGCGGTCGTAGGACTTAAAGTAACGGTAGTGGCACTAGCGCTTGCCGTAAATGTCTGGCGAACCCGATATGTCAGATCTGTTGCAGATTTTGTGACATTTGTAGGAAGCTTAAAGACCAAAGAATTATTTGCAGCGTCCGTGATTACGCCAGCAGTTACCAAGTTTGCCGTAAATCCAGAGCCATTTGCTAACTTGGCGATCTCGCTTAGCTGATGGTTTGGAAGGATCGTAACGTCAAAGAGATAGACCTTGTAGGTTGCGGTATCACCTGTACCGCTGATATATTGAATTGAACGAACTCGCGCCGATCCGACTAGGCTGTTTCCGCTATTGTTAAGATTGATCGTTGAATACGCAGCAATGTCCGGAAGTCCGCGCAGGAGCGTCACGACTGCATAGTTGCCGTACTCAGCTGAGACGAAAATATTGTTGAGCTGCTCGTACTTTCTGGCTTTCTTGATCGGAGTGTGGACTGTACTCTGAAGTTCTACCCGATATCCGTTGATATAGGCAACGGATGGATCCAGACCAATTGCCAACTTGTTTGCAGCATAGCTTCTGGCTTCAGTGGCATTATCGATACCCCGAATCGCGCCTTGGATTTGAGCTTCGGTATAGAGGCCGTCATTCGTAAAGTCATTCAGATATTCGCGAACTGAAAGACGGAACGGATTCAGCACATAATTGCCAGACTCTTCGAAAGTGCGCTGGGCCAGAGTCTTCATGATCTCTGCGTACTCTGTGCGACCTTCCTTCTTTATCGTTCCGTTCTCAATGATTGCAACCAGGATTCGATTGTCGACATTCTCGTCATAGAGCGCTGGATTCCAATTCTCAATCGCTAAATCCATTGCAATCTGATAACGATGTGCTCCCGGAGCTCCTACATTTGGAGAACCCAACGCATTATCGTTCAGCGTGGTATCCATTACTGGAGTGACCTTGTTTTCGGTCACCGAATAGATCACACGAGCAAACGGATTTGTGCGATATCGCGAAATGATAATGGAGGATGCTGGCGTATGAACAAAGCATCCCTTGACGTAATATACTCCCTCATCTACAGAGAGACGAGTGCCAAATCCGTTAGGATGATGTCCATTCTCCAGAGACTTTGCTCTGAAAGCAATATATGTAGTGACTTCGTCGACCGTACGCTGAGTGATCAGATATTCATCAGCCGCAAATGCCTTGATGACGCCGGTCGTATCGGTCGTGATTCCGTTCGTTGTGGTAACCTTTCCACCAGAACTGAGGTATTCAACAAATAGAACAATATTATTGTCCTCATTGGTCGGAGGAGCAATATCGATGATGCGCGCGCTCAGTCCATTAGTTGTTCCATAAATGGTAGAACCAATGAGTACGTACTGACCGGTGACAGGATCAGTCTGGAGATAGGTAGCCGAATTTCCAGTATAGGAGAGAGTGCTATATGTGGTCTGAACATTAGCATTATTTGTTTCGCTAGCACGAACCTTGACGAAGGCTAACTTATTGTTCAGTGTGGCCAGTCCTCCCATCACTTTGGAACCATCTTTGAAGAAGTGGTCACCGAAGCGTGCAATCTGCGCCTGTAGAGCAGTCTGAAGCTGCGTCAGCTCTCTGGCCTGAACAGAATATCCGGGGCGAAACAGGACTCGCAGATAATTCTTGTTCTGATTGAAGTCATCCCAGTATGGAGACTCATTGTAATATGTGATGGGCATGGCAGTAGATTAAAATTCTGCAATGATACGAATGTCTTCGATCTGTGTTTCGCTACGAGCAATCGGAGAAGCGCGGTTTTCTAGGAAGATCACGTCACCACTGAAATGAACATATTCAGATGCAGTAATCGCAGAAATGTTTCCAGTTGCAACATAAGTGAGTGTTCCTGGCGTAAAAGCCTCTATTGAATTTCCTGTTGAGAACGCGATATATCCTGTCTTGTCGTTTTGGTGGATTCCGAGAATTCTTGACGATCCACTGGTCGTTACAGTATCGATATATGCCTTTGCTCCGGACGCTGTGGTGATATAGTCGCCGACGTGGAACGTTCCAGTTGGAGAAGAAATTGTTAACTTGCGGAGAGCAGACAAAGTCGAAGAAACTGCCGTTACTGAATTTCCACCTGACAGTTCCCTTGGCTTCTTGACCAATCCAACCTGACGGAAGAATGTATCAACAGCAAAGTCGCCGGCGCCGTCATTTCCGGTTAGAGTAGCAGCAATACCTACGTAGAATCCGCCAAGTTCTTCAGCAGGAGACGAACCGTGACCATTTTTTGGTGAAAGCACTGCGCGAGCATTACATCCCGATCCGTTACCGGTAACATTAACGAATGCAACATTATAGTTTGCGCCATACGATGTGCCGGTGATATCGATCTTAACTACCTTCTGATTGGCAATCGTAGCAGTCGCAAGCGCGCCGCTTCCGTCACCGTTGATTGCGATGACTGGTGTGCTAGTATATCCAGTGCCGCCATAAGAAAGAGTCTGGGCAGTGGGATCATTAGGATCGATCGCCACGGTATAAATTTTTCCTGTCAGCGTTTTCTTTGCAGCGTTCTGGAATCTGATTCGGCTCTTTTCTTCTTCCGATACGTCACCTGTCTCGGTGATAGTATCAACGTTTCCAAGAGTGATCGAGGTGAGTGTGCAGTTAACTGCGCCACTTCCAGTGATAGCTTCGCCAGCCTGGAAATTTCCGCGAATATTGTAAAGGATATAACTTCCAGCACTCGATCCTGTTGCATAGATCGTCCCAGTGGCTCCACTCACACTTCCAATTAAAAATACTCCATTCGTAACAGTCGGAAGAGTTCCTCCAGCTCCAGCAGCAACGATAGCAGTTGCTGCGCCGACAACCGTCTTGATCGGCATGTAACTATTCGTCAGAAACTTTGCGGCTTCAGTAGCAGTGATCTGGAACATAAACTTCCAGATGTAACCGTCTGCATACTTGTATGGATCGCCTTCGATATCTCCGTTTCCATTAATCGTAGGAACATGGTTTGGTTTATTCGTTGAGGCGATCGGATCTCCGTTGGAATCTTTTGGAGCATGCAAGCACTTGTAGATTGCAAACGTATCGGTCAGGACATAAAATGGGGTGTCGTTTCCACGATCGAAGATATCAGTCTTGTTATCATCCCAGGCCGCGTAAAATGCACCAGACTCCCAATTATAACGAGGGATCAGGTTAATGACATCGGTCGACCCGATGCTCTTCATGGCAATCATGTTTGAATCGGCATCTCTGAGTTCCAGAATAGTATCCTTCGGAAGTCCACCATTTGGAACAACGTCGTCGGTACCGGCGATCGTGCTAGACCATTTGTCCGACTTGCCAATAAACAGATAAACATTCTCGCGATCGTCAAGAATGTTCTGCTTGAAGTTTCTGGCGTTTAGATTACGGAATTCCGTTGAGATGATTGCTGACATGGTGCTTACGGTGTAAATTGGTACGTATTAATGAGAATACCATTTGGTTCATACGAGACGGTGTTATTTATAGCCTCGTTGATGGTGTTGTTTGAATAAGTTCCGATCGGATTGGAGCCAGTAAACTTCATGGATTCGAGGGTCTTATAGAAGATGTTAGACTGACTATTTCCTTCTCCCAGAAGTTCGAGCCTCAGGATGTTCTGGAAATCATACAGCACGCGCATATTGCGCTCAATGTATTCTAGCTGTCCCTGTTCGTTTAGCTGAATCAGATCGGTATAGATCGATTCAATCACCATGGTCAAGTCCTCAAGACCAATGAGTCCAGGCTGAAGTTTCGGCATCTTGGATGCTGTCTTCAGGTTTAAAAGCTCTACTGCTGTCAGAAGCAAGAAAATCTGGCCGAAGAAAATGAATCCGGCCGGATGGACCAGGCGATTGAATGAGTCTTTCCACTCAGAAGAATTA